CGAGACTCCAAATAATGGGTTCCCACTCGGGCTCATCGACCTCGCCACGATAAACCTTTGTGAGAATTTCCCACCAGTCATCGTAAGTTCTGTCGATGTACTTTACCAAATGGCGAACGTTCAACTGTGTTACAACATCATCGTATATCCTACGATACTTGTTGAAAACATCCAGAGGGTGCCTTGCAAGTTCACGCAAATTAGCATCCATTGTTTCCGTTAAGACTGTAATCTCATCGGTAGCAGAATGTGTGTATGTACAAAGGCTCTTAATTAAAGAGCGCACATCCAAATTACCAACGCGCATTTCAACCTTAGGATGCAAATAAAAACTGCGTTTACAAAACTCAGCTTTGTCCTCATGGATGAAAGGAACAACGTCCAATTTCTTGTCTCCTGTGGTGTATACCATATGGTACTCATCACAGAATCCTTTGACTGTCATCATGGAATATTCCTGTGAATTCGACGATCCCAAAGAATCATCACCCATGAAAAACATATGAACGTTATCCCGAAAAGATTCTCCTCCCCTCACATATCGTGGAAAGGAGAAACTTCCCCAGGAATTCTTTGACCAATAATATGCGCATCTGTGAATTAAACTATTCACTACGCAATTTAAAATCAAGGTCAAATAAATTCCAGAAGCCATGTAACCATCTACACCAATCATGCACCCACCGAAAATTCGGTAATTATTGGTGCATTCCAATAAAATGGTTTCAAATGTCTTCAATTCCTCAGGGGTATAACCAATGTGCTTGGCTACTGAAAGCAGGACATAACATCCAGCTCTCAAAAACTGCCCACTGAGGCGAACATCGTACTTGCTATAATCACCAGCAAGCACTTGTTCCGGATTGAAAGCAATTGCATAATCATACACTTGCTGCCATTCCGACCCAACTGAATTGATACCAACTGCCGCTTCCGTTAATACCGGAAAGCTTTGCATGAACTCTACTACCTTAGCAGAGCCTGCTTTCTGAAGGAAAACATCAACCATTCCACAACTCATGAAAAGGCGATCTTCCTTAATTGGCAATTGCGTATCTGGATCAATCTTAACAGCTTCATCCTTCAATGCTGATCTGAAAATCGAACCACAGGTTTCACCCTGTGAATACTTATCCATATTAGCATTAAAACGATCCACTACAAGCTGTTTTGGGGTAAAAACTTTACGTCCTTGATCTTTCTCATCATAAGAAATTTCAAGATAACGATCCTTCTTACCTTTTAATCCAAATCCAGCAGAAGTCTTTTCATTAATTGGACCAATAAACCGTGAACCTTTAATTCCGT